AAGTTGTCCATTTAGCTCTAGCGCTTGAACCTGTATCTGTTCTCATTTCCCAAGTTACACCATTAGATGATGAGGGATTATTTTTAAATCTACCTGTACCCTCATCCCATGATTGAGAAACGGCATAAACTTGTATTATATGGTTTGTATGTAGTGATTTATGTTCGGTGGCGAATACTTCTAAATGTGTTTTAAAATCATTTCCATTTAATTTAGTTTCTATAACATCTTTAATTTCTGTGTTTTTAAATTTAATTAAAAATCTAGAAGGATAATATATTTCTTTAGATGAGTCTTTTTCTTCTAATAATTCTAATACTTCATCTTTACCAGTGTTTAGTCCTAATCTATCTGGATGACTATATACTGTTGCGTCTTTTTCGGGAAATAGGGAATAATATGCCATTTTAATATTGTGTTATTTTTCCTTTAATATCTACATTAGGGAATCTTACTTCAAATATACTTGGATCTAATGAAGGATAAATTACTCCTTTTAAAGTAGCATCACTTAAATCATATGCGTAAGGAGAATACCCTTCAAGTTCATTAGCTACATTTTTTAATCCTACATCTGTTACTGATTGTACTCCTTGAACTGCTCCTATAGTATTAAATATTTCTGATATAATTATAGGTTGATTTATTTGCCATTTATCTATTTGGAAATATTTCCTTAGTTCTTCTATACACATTACTAAAACTTCTTCATTATTAAAATTTTTAAATACTACTATTTCAAATTCAATTTCTATATTAATATGATAGGCATCTTTTATATTAATAGCATCTGTTAGCATTCTGTGTTGTTCTAAATAAGTTGCTAAATTAGTTTTTGTAGCTTCATTTAAAACTGTTAGTTGTTTATTATTATTATAACCTAAAATATATAAATTTAAGGCCATAGGATTAGGTATTCTTCCTGGATTAGATGTTAATGGAGATATTTGGTCATCTTGAGTTATATAAGCTTTAGCTACACGACCAAATTTAGGGGGCATTGATAAAGTTCTAACTAAATAATCTTCTTTAGTTACTGTTCTATTTTGAGATGTAAAAGCAGCCATTGCGTTTTGTCTTATTTCTTCAATAGTATCTCCTGATCCTGCTCCTGTTGCTGCTGCTTCATTATTTACAGATAAAGATTGAAAAACATATTCTAATACTGCATTACTTAAGCCTGGTTTATTTTCTATTCTTAATTCTCCTAACTGGTTAATAGTCCCTGCTGATACATTAGCACTTATTCCATCAGGATTAACTCTATATTTTACAGTTAATTCTGTATTTACAGGGACTGTACCATAAGTTCCTGTATATAAAAAATTAGAAGGATCATAAGCAAAATCTAATTTAGATCTACCATCTTTAATTCCTAAACCTATATTATCAGGATTAGGTATAATTTCTTCATCTACTACGCTGTTTTCTCCTGCTCCAAATTGTATTTGAAGAGTATTATCAGATAATAATCTAGTAACAAATCTTCTTGGTACTCTTTTTACTTTTAATAAATAAGGAGTTTGAGAATTAAAACCATATAATTCAGGATCATTACTAGCTATATTTTCTACAGCATCAAAAACCATATCTTGAGCTAAATAAGGTACTTCATGGTATGTATTATTATCAGTATCTCTTATTTCTTCAATTCCTATTATGTTAGGTGCTACTAAATCTAATGTTAAAAATTTATTAAATTCATTTACATCAAATGTTTGAGTTTTAAAAATGCCCGAAGATGCTTTTACTTTTTTCTTTAATAAATAATATTCTGGTTTATTTGTAGTACTATCTATTTGATAAACAGATACTTCTAATGGTTCAAATTCACTATCTACTCTAAAATTAATATCTTTTTCACTTATAAAACTTGGTCCTTCACTAGAAAGAAATTCAGATCCTGCTTTTATTTCTAAACCATAATCCATATCTGGGTTATGATCATCAGAAGGTTTTGAAGGAACTAATTGAAATAATTCTATTTCTACTGTTGATGTGTTAGTTGCTCTCGGTCTATATCCTAAAGAATATGCTAATTGATATAGATTTTCTTTTTCTTTAGCTAAAGCAAGAAAATTTTCTTGTAGTTGAGTATTTTGATAGTAAGATAAAACATCTCCTACATAAGCTGCCATTTCCATAAACATAGTTCCTGGAGAAGCATCACTAAAATCATTATAGGTATCTGGAAAATAATTTTGTGCGAATTCTTGTAATTGGCTTTTAAAGTCACTAAAATCTTTATTTAAATATTTAATATCTCTTTCTGGAGTTTTATTTGATGTTTTAGAATATGCCATGTTTTATATAAAATTTAATTCTATTCCGTCTATATTATTATTAACTAATAAAGCATAAGAAATTGATATTTTTAATTGATAAGATTCAATCTGTGTTTCACCTACTCTCTCTGCATTAACCTGTAATATTTCTATTTCAGGGATATATGTTGCTGCACTATCTATTATTCTACCCTTTAATGAATCTTGATCTATTATTTGTTGAAATAAAAGATCTCTAATTCCTATTCCAAAGTTGGGATTCATTAATCTTTCACCTGGGGAAGTTAATAATAAATTAATTAAATTACTTTTTACTTGTTCCTTAGTAGTAAAAGATTGATTAAAAACAGCATATCCATTAAATGGTAAAGTAACACCAACTGCTACTTTATTATTTTCAACTAAATCTAGTGGATTTATACGTATTTCTTCTCTATTTCTTGGAACTATTGCCATTTATTATTTTCCTTTTTTCTTAGCTATTGCTTTCATTAAACCACTATAATCCCTTGTAACTGCATCTGCTACTTCTGTAGGCATACCTGCTGTATCCATTGGTAATGGGGCACCTGTTGAAAAAGGTCTTGCTAAACTTGCAGGAGATGATCCTTCTGTTCTTGTATCTCCCATTGCTGTTTCATTTAATAAATCGTTTAATGCTGGATTATTTGTAAAATTTTGGGTTTTAAATTGTTTTTTACCCATTATTTTTTCCTTTAAAGATGATTGTTTGGGTACTTCAACTTTTCTTTCAGTATGTTCTGTAATAGTTGGTTTTAATTCATCACGTAAGTCTTCTTTAAGTGATTTAATTTCTCTGCGTAACGCATAATCAATTTCTTCCCTAACTACTTTTCTAATTAAGTTTTCAAATGTTTTTGCTTTCATGTTTTAATTGTTGTTTGTTATAAATATAAATTTAATTTACCTTTTGTCAGGATGGTAATCTTCTAGATTAGGTCCTCTCATTTCTCCATAATGTCTTACTAAACTATTAAATTCATCATCATCTATTCCAAAAGTAAAATCATCTTTTCCTACTTGTGATGATAGATCGTTAGATGTATCTAAAGCTTCATAAAATCTTTTATATCCTATTGTTTCAAAATTAGCATTTTGTGTATATTCAATAAATTCAGTATTACCCGAATTTGCTAATGTTCCTAATATTTCTTCAGGTGTTTTTTCTTCTAACATTGCTGCTATTCCCGCATATTTATTGTTTATTCCTGTTCCTTGTCCTAATTTATTTCCTTGTGCTGATTCATCATTAAGATTGCTATTTGTATTTTGATCATCAGAAGATAAACTATTTTCTTGATTTATGGCACATTGTGAAATAATTAACATATAAATCATTTCTAATATAGCTATTGCTCCTGCTATTAATCCTGCTAGGGCTGCTAGGGCTGCTGCTATTTTTGCTAATATTTTTGTTAAAGGTCTTATATATTTTTTTAGCATTTTTTTTATAAATTCTTTAGCTCTACCTATTGCATTTTTCCATTTTTTTATGTTATATTCTGCTTTTGCTATTAATCTAGAAATTACATCTATGGCTCCTCCTGTTCCTGTTCCTCCTAAAAATTTAACTACTATTTTAACAATTTTTACAACTATATTTAATATTTTTATAATAACATTTAATATAGTAATAATTACATCTAATATAGTTATTAAAGCATTTAATGCAGCTAAAGCTGCTGCTAATCCTGCTACTAAAGCTGCTGCTTTTAATGCTATGTTTTGGAGTTTTTTTAAATTGTTTTTTAATTTATTATACTTAGCTTCTAATCTTTTTTTATTATTAGGATCACAAGCTTTATTTTTCATTTTTTCCATTAATTGATCTTGAGTAGGTATTTTTTCTTTTAATTTATCTACCTTTTTTTGACCTTGAGATTTAACCTTACTCCTCAATCCTCCTAATTGACCTTTAACTAATGTTTGAATTTTTCCTAATACTGCTTCCATTATACTCCTATAAATACGCGTTTACTTGATATTTCACTAGTATCAATTTTATGTTTAAAATTTTCATCTTCATTATATTCATAACCTATTCTACTTGCTAAAGGTTTTAGAATTTTTTTTCTATAACTTTTAAGAGCTGATACTAAAGTAGGACTAGGAGTATCTCCTGCTGAATCTATATTTTCTCCTCCATCTAATATATCACATAATTCATCAATAGCAAATAAAAGATCTTTTAACCATCTTTCTGTTGTTTCTCCTAGTAAAGCAGGTTCATGAGGTAATTTATCATTTGTGTTTAATCCTAATACTATTTTAGGAGTATTAATAATAAAATAACCACTATCTCCTGTGTCAAAATGGACACTTTTATTACA